ACCACAATGAAACTGGAGGATTTTAAGGGCCAGAACTGTTGGATTGGAGCGGACTTAGCGCAACTCGATGACCTGGCCGCGGTGGCGCTGGTGTTTGAGAAGGCTGGCATCCTGTACGTGTTCGTCTACTTCTACTTGCCAAGGGTCGTGGTGGAGGAACGCGGCCGCACGGTGCCAGCTTACCTGCAGTGGGCCAACGCCGGCATCCTGCGGCTCACGGATCTGCCGATGACCGACCAGACGGTGATTGAGGCCGACATCCGTATGTGGTGCAAACAGTTCAAGGTGCAGGCGATCGTGTTCGACCAATTCGGTTCCGCCATGATTCAGAACCGGCTGGAGAAAGACGGCCTGCCAGCCAAGATTGAGCCTAAGAATGCCGCGACGTTTACCCAGCCCGCCAGGGAGCTCGAGACGCGGATCAAGCATGGGCGGTTGCGCCATGACGGGAATCCCTGCCTTAAGTGGAATGCCAGCAATGTCGTGGTCAGCCGGCGCATCGATGATTCGATCCTGCCGAAGAAGGAAAGCCCGGAAAGCCCGAACAAAATTGACGGCATTGATGCCTTACTTGAGGCTCTGATCCCCATGCTGAAGGCGCCACAGAAGCCAGCCTTCCAAGCGTTTGTCATTAGCGGTGCCAGATGAGTGATAAGACACCACTACAACGGCCCCGCGGCAGGCCCAAGGCTGACGAGTCGAGCACGAGGGTCTCGTCATGGGTGCGTGACAGCGAATATGATCGGTTAGTAAAAATGGCGAACCAGCGGGAGCAGTCAGTCTCTAAGTTGGTTCGGTCGTTGCTGATGATGAGGTTGAAGTAAATGGCGACTCCGTATCGACACAGGATGTCCATACCGGCATTCAACTCGGATCGAACTAGACGCATGGCAGGTGTGCATGAGCGGCGTGCTCAGAAAGCTGGTGTGAAATGTGACCGGATTGACATTGGCCGTTTCTATCATCAGCGACGTGGAATTTGCGGTGTGTGCCGTCAGCCTGTAGATTTTGACACGTTCACAATTGACCATATTCGGCCCATAGCGAAGGGCGGTGCTCACTCCCTATGGAACATCCAATTAGCGCACGTGTCCTGCAATAGCTCTAAAGACGGCAGCCTGCCGGCGTCCTTGTCGGCTTAGCCTGTTCGGCAATTTACTTACTAATCAAAGAAATTTGTCGTTCCAGTCCATACACTGGAATACGTGCAGAACCGTGCCTGGTCCACCCTTGAGATTAAAGCGGTTGATCAGGAACAACGCATCATCGAAGGCATCGCCAGCACACCCTCGCCAGACAATGGCGGGCATGTGATGGATCCGGCCGGCGCGGAGTTCCGCCTGCCGATGCCCTTCCTCTGGTTCCACAACCAACGCGATCCGATTGGCGAAGTCTTCCAGGCTGATGTGAGGCCGGATGGCATCTACATCAAGGCCCGTGTCGCGAAGGTCACCAAGCCGAGCCGCCTGAAGACTCTGGCGGATGAAGCCTGGTCAGCCTTTACGTCTGATCCGCCGCTCGTGCGGGGGCTGTCGATTGGTTGGAATGAACTCGAAAGCAGCCCGATTAAGGGCACGAAATTCCAGCGGTTTACGAGGTGGTTCTGGGGCGAGTTGAGTGCCGTGACTATCCCGATGAACCTGGACGCCACCATTCTCAGTGTCAAGCAACTCGATCTGGCCGCGTCAGGCCTTCATACGTCCGGCGATACGGACATTCCACCCGTGAAGGCTGCGCATAAGGGCGGCCGAACCATGACTATTCAAGAACAGATTACCGGCCTCGAGAACAAGCGCGCAGCAGACTTGGCGCGCATGACGGAAATCCAGACCACCGTCACCTCGGAAGGCAACACGAAAGACGCGGCGCAGCGTGAAGAGTTTGACACACTGAAACTCAACCTGAAGGCGATCGATTCTGAGCTCGTAGACCTCCACGACATGGAGCGTCTGAGTATCGTAAAGGCTACGCCGATTACGCCAACTACGAGCTCGGTTGAGGCCTCCGCGCTGCGTGGCGGTACACCCACCACGCCAGTGATCACCGTCAAGGCGAATGCGCCGAAGGGTGCCGCCTTTGCTCGGATGTGTATGGCGATGGCTGCGGGGCACGGCGATTCCTATCAGACGCTGCAATACGCCAAGCAGTGGAAGGATTCGACGCCAGAAGTTGAGCAGATGGTTGAGCACATGTGGCAGACCAAAGCCGCGGTCGCTGTCGGCACGACAACTGACAGCACATGGGCTGGTCCTTTGGTTGTGACGCAGCCGTTGAATGAGTTCCTGGAGCTCCTGCGGCCACGCACCTTACTGGGCCGGATCCCAGGGCTGCGTCAGGTGCCATTCAACGTCAGCGTGCCGACGCAGACGACCGGAGGTACTTACGGGTGGGTGGGACAGAACAAGCCCAAGCCGGTGACGAAGGCTGACTTCTCGACGGTCACGGTGCCGTTCGCCAAGGCGGCAGGCATCATCGTGCTGTCGGAAGAACTAGTGAAGCTGTCGTCGCCATCCGCAGAGAACCTGGTCCGTGAGGAAATGATTGCCGGCATGGGGCAGTTCCTTGATGGCCAGTTCCAGGATCCCGCGGTGGCGGTGGCGGCAAACGTCTCGCCAGCCTCAATCACGAACGGTGCATCCACGGCAGCGGCTAGCGGTGTGACCGGAGCGGCAGCCAAGGCGGATCTGGCGGCATCGGTGGCGGTGTTTACCGCGGCCGGCATTCCGCTCGATGGCAGCGTCTGGCTGATGTCGGACTCAAACGCTTGGGGTCTCAGTATTTCGGTGAACGCGCTGGGGCAGCCGTTGTTCCCTGGGATGACAGCGATGGGTGGCACGCTCATGGGGATGCCGGTGGTCGTCAGCAACAGCCTGAGCACACGTGTGGTGTTGGTGCATGCGCCATCGATCCTGTATGCGGACGAAGGCGGCGTGCGGATCGATGTCAGCCGTGAAGCCAGCGTGCAAATGGACTCGGCACCGACGGACACGGTAGACGCCACCACGGTGTATCTGTCGCTCTGGCAGCGTAACTTGGTCGGTCTTCGAGCCGAGCGGATGATCACCTGGATTCGTGCGCGGACGGCGGCTGTGCGGTACATCACGGCAGCGGCCTATATCGGGACGTAGATGACGAGGTTAGCGATTGGGGGGCCGACTCGGGACACCGTGCCGGCCTCCTTTGCGGTAGACGTCGCGCAACTCTACGCGAAGACGTTGGATGCGCACCTCTGGTCTACGGTCACGATTGGGTTTGTCGCGTCTACGTATATTCACGCGGGCCGGGAATGGTTTCTGGAGTCATCGCTGAAGCAAGGGGCGACTCATGTTCTGTGGCTAGACACGGACATGAGTTTCCCGCCGACAACGGCTTTGCAGTTGATGTGGCATGACCTGCCGATTGTGGGCTGCAACTACAGGGTCAGGCAGGCGTCTGGACTGTTTACGGCGCAACACGGCGACGGCACGCGGGTTCAGACAACCGAGACATCGACGGGGTTAGAAGCGGTGAACGCGATGGGATTTGGCGTTGTCTTGATGCGCACCGACATCGTGGCGAATCTCCCGCGGCCGTGGTTTCGGCATGGGCTTAATGCGCAGGGCGGCGATATCGGTGAGGACATCATGTTATGCCGCGCACTCCGCGAGGCGGGCCACACGGTGTATATCGATCACGACTTATCCAAAGAAATAGGCCATGTCGGACAAACCATTTACCGAACCACCCCAGCGGCTGTTGAAGTCGCCGTTTAACGGTGAAACATGGCCGGTGCCGGCAGGTATCACGCCCGTCATGTATGAGGCGTTGCTGAAGGCTGGGTTTGAGCCGGTCACGGTAACGTATCCGCCAAAGGCTGAGCGTGGCAACCGCTGAGGCCCATCCCGAACTCGCCGATCTCCCACAGGGGTGGTTTCATCACGGCCCGCAGATCTTGTCGCTCATTGAGCAGCACCGGCCGCAGGTGGTGGTTGAACTCGGCACATGGTTGGGGGCGTCGGCCATTGCGATCGCGCGCAGCGTGCGGCGGTGGGGCGGGACGATTACCTGTGTGGATACATGGGCTGGTGAGCTGAACGAGCACGCCGAGTCGCCGATCGGGCGCACGCCGCTGATGATCCTGAGTTGTGCGCGGTCTATGGTCGAAGCCGGGGTGAGTGCCAGTGTGCGGCTGATACCGGCCTCAACGTTAGATGCTGCATCGTGCTGGACGCTGCCGATTGACTTCTTGTATATCGATGCTGGCCACGGTTATGACTCAGTGCGCGCGGATCTCGAAGCCTGGGTGCCGTGTGTGAAGCCAGGCGGGGTGATTTGCGGCGACGATTACGGCCATCCGCGGTATCCAGGGGTCAAACGGGCGTGGGATGAGTATGAATCAGAACGAGGCCTAACGTTGACACGGGGTGAACCGATCGCCAACGGCCTGCAATTGATTTACGGGACGGTCTAAAGGAGGCGAACATGCCAAAAGTGACGGCGTTGGAATATCACACCTACAACGGCAAAGCGTATGAGATCGGCGATACCTATGATGCGCCAGATGAGTTGATTGACACACTGAAGGTGCAAGGCAAGGCGGCCGTTACCGATCCGAAGGCGGCGGCAAAGGCTGCGGCGAAGCCAGCCAAGCCGGCGAAGAAGGCGAAGAAGGCACGTCGGTAGATGAAACTGCAGCTGTTCGGGCGCGAGTTTTCGTTTCAGAGCAAGGCGCTGCCTGGGTTGCGTGGGCTCAGTCCGAGCGGCAATGGCTGGTGGCCATGGGGCGTCATCCGCGAGAGTTTCACGGGGGCGTGGCAGAACAACGTCGAGATTCGGGCGGATACGGCACTCTCCTACTATGCGGTTTATGCCTGCACGCGACTGATTACGACGGATATCGGGAAGCTGTGCCTGCGGCTCGTGGAACAGGACGACAACTATATCTGGACGCAGACTGAGTCGCCGTCGTTCTCGCCAGTCTTGCGCATCCCGAACCGCTACCAGACGATCCAGAAGTTTATTGAAAGCTGGATGCTGTCCAAGCTGCTGAACGGCAATACCTATGTGTTGCTGGTTAGGGATGGGCGCAACGTCGTCATCGAGATGCACGTCCTGGATCCGCAGCGGGTAACGCCGCTGGTGGCGAAGGATGGTTCGGTCTATTACGAGATCAAACGAGACGATTTGTCAGGCCAGTCACAAGAAACGGTCACGCTGCCGGCGAGTGAGATCATCCACGATACCTACATCACGCCGTTTCACCCGTTGATAGGTTTGTCGCCGCTCTTTGCATGTGCGCTGTCTATTTCTGGTGGCCTCAGTATTCTCAATAATTCCAAAACCTTCTTTGCGAATGGGGCCAACCCAAGCGGGATGCTGACTGCACCAGGGCAGATTTCGGATGAAACGGCGGCGCGTCTACTGGCCACGATGGCCAACAAGAATGCCGGCGATACGCTCGTTGGCGGCGATGGCTTGCACTACGACAAATTCACGATGACTGCGGTAGACGCGCAGTTAATTGAGCAGTTGAAGATGTCGGCGGAGCAGGTGTGCAGCGCCTTCGGTGTACCGCCGTATCTCGTGGACATCGGTCCACCGCCACCGTATGCCAACTTTGAGCCGTTGCTATTGAAGTATCACAGCCAGTGCATTCAGAGCCTGACGACGAACTTGGAAACTGTGCTCGATAAGGGCCTTGGCCTCACCGAGAAAATTGACGGGCGACAACTGGGCACGGAGTTCGACATTGACGATCTGATCTGGATGGACACCGCCACGCGCGTGGAATCGGCCAGTAAAGCTATTTCGTCAGGCGGCATGAGCCATAACGAAGCTCGGTACAAGTTCTACGGGCTCGGGCCTGTGGCTGGCGGTGAGACACCGTACAGTCAGCAGCAGTACTGGCCGTTGAAGCAATTGGCCGATAGGGACATACCGGCAGTCCCAGTGTCACCGCAGGCTGCAGCACCGCCACCAGCCGAGACTGATGAAGACGATGACATGGAGATGGCGTCCTCATTAGGGTCGCTGCTGTCGAAAGGGCTGGAGATCCATGCGTGATATGCAGGCACTGGCAGACACGATCACGCTGGCCG